GCACCGGGCGCGGCCAGACCGGCGACGGCGTCGGTGGTCAGCGCGAGCAGAGCGCCGCTGACCTTCCGCCCCCACAGTTCGTACTGCTGGATGGCGATGTCGACGGCGGTGGTGGACTTCGTAACGTCGGGGAAGTCCAGCATGAACCGGGCCTTCCAGAGACCCTCCGAGTTGAGGTACAGCGCCGTCTGGTACGTCAGTTCAATGGGCGCTGTCGGGTGAAGGGCGCTGTTCGTGTCGATCGTGTCCACGATGGTGCCCACAGCGGCGTTCACCAGCGGGCGGATACCGCTGGTGGCGTCCCTGAGTTGGCGCTCGATCAGCGCCCGCCATTCACGCTCGTCGCGTGGTGCCCTCGCTGCCATCTAGACCCCTACCCTGTGGGCCATGAGGCGGACAGGAGCAAGGACCCCGGGCCACCTCCAGTCAGTGCGATCATGTAGCCCTCGATGTTGACCGCGCAGGCCACACCGATCGCGCGGTTCGACGGTGCGGTGATGGCCGCGTCGATGCCCGGGAGGTCGCTGGCAATGACATCTCCCTGCGGCCACGCCGCCGTGTTCTCGATGCGCCCGCTCAGGAACACGATGCCGTTCTTCACGCGGATTTTCAGGCCGGACGAGCCGAAGGCGTACGAGTGCGTCCACGTGCCCTGCAGTGGAACGAGTATCCAGCCGGTGTCAGCGCCGACCGCGCCGATGTTCGCATCCACGTACAGCTTGTTCGCCACATCCGCGTCGGCTGACGGCGTTGTGACCTGCGCCCGGCCTGACGCATCGCGGATGACCAGCCGGTTGGCGAGCGCCGTCGCCGTGGCGTTGTCGAGCTTCAGCTTGTCGGCGGCGGACAGTGCGCCCGGGTCCGTCGTGGTCGCCAGCGCGATGTCAGCCCCGGCGTGCGTGTGCGCGGACGGGGCAAACGTCGTGGGCTTCTCCGTGACCTCGGACCACGTGGTGACGGCCAGCCCCTCCACGTCGAGGATGATGCTGTTGATGGCAGTCTCCACGTCGACGCCAAGGTTCTCGTAGCGCAGGAGGTCGTTCGCGCCGATGATCCGTACGTCCTCGGGGAGGTTGTCCGGGTCAGTGGTGTCGACCCATGCAAGGAACGGATCGAAGCTAATCGGGTCTGTCATTCCGGCACCGCTTCCTCTGTGTAGCGCTCAGGGTATGCGGGGGAAAGTGTGACCTTGATTTCTTCGCCGCCCTCCGCTGTCTCTTCTACCGACATGTTATCCAGCTTCTGCATCTGGCTGAGGGTGCGACCCGGGAGGGTAGCGGTCAGCGGAATCCATACACCCGGCACGAGGTCCTCGATAGTGAGGACGCCAGCAGGGTTGAGCCGGGTGTTGTCGGGGATACGGACCACAAGGGCCGGTCGAATCCCCTGAATCCATGAACGTCGTGCCTGTGATGTCATCTCCGCTACTGATGGTTCGTTGTCATCCTCCGGGTCCGGCGTGGATGCGTTCTCGTCGTAAGCCTGATGGAGGACTTCCCACTCCCCGTAGTAGGGGTCGATGCCACCGGCCTCACCCCAGTGGCCCTTGCCGTCGGTCATCGCCACGTACGTCGTCAGTTCCGCGCCGTACTGGGTGATGACGGGGTCGCCGATGAAGTCGTCAGCCGTGACCATGGGCGTCTGGCCGATGCGGGTGTGCACGTCGAAGAACATGATCGAGCGCCCGACCACTGTGTAGTCCACGCCGCCGCGCCATGCGTAGTTGTCCAAGTGCTGGAACACGGTCATCTCGTACGGCAGGGTGTGTGCCGCCGTGCGGGCGTCCGTGCCGCCGTGCTCGGTGTCCGCGTAGATGTACCGGACGTGGTTGAGGATGTTGCAGGACGGGTCCAGCGCTTCCTTGCGCGCGAGTTCTGCGGTCAGCACCCGCTCGATGCGGTCCAGCACCAGCCCCACGTTCGGGTAGCGGTTGTCGTACTCGTTGCGCATGATGGTGCGCTGGACGTAGTACATCAGGTCCTTCGCCTCTATTTCCACAGAGGCACCTTGGTATGCGATCCGGTTGATTGGACCCTCCCACACCCGCTTGTCACCCCGGAAAATGACCAGTTCGGTGCGGTTAGTTTCGGCAAGGCGCAGGACTTCTGCACAGGACTTATCCACAGTGGCAATCCAGATTTGCGCGACCGAGATGTCGTCGCGGCGGCGCTCCCACTTCACGCGGGTCAGCGGCCCGAGGGAGCCGATCTTCTTCCTGCCGCCACGATCGAAAAGCTCAGCGGTGTGCAGGGTGCACGACAGCGCCACTACTCCCTCACCGCCGTCTCCAGTGACACGACAACCCCGGCCTGTCCGGGCATCAGGTCAGAGGTCATCGTGTACGTGTACTGGCACCCGAGGCTCGGCCAGCGGAACGGCCTGCCGTCGGAGCCGAACAGCAGGTGCCCAGCGGGAACCACGCGCCCGTCCGACAGCGTCAGGGTGGCGGTGCGCCGGATCGAGTCCAGCGACAGGATGGCCCCGGCGGGGATATAGGAGACGAGGAACTCGGCGTCGTAGTCGCACCCGCTCACACCGTTGCTGTCCCGGTAGAACCGGATGCGCAGGTACTGGACCGCGCCCGTGACGGACACGTGCACGCTCGGAGTCACCCGGCCCCAGCGCTGGGTCAGGTACGGCGGGATCAGCGCCGTACGCCGACGCCACGAGGTGATGTTCAGGATGTTCGGGGGAGCGATGACCGGCGGCTGTGGCGGGCGGGCGATGGCCGTGAAGAACGGGTCGTCCACATAGTTGTCGTAGGCCGGGTTGGTGGGGGCACAGTCCTCGCCGACCGGGTCCGTGAAGTTCAGGGCGGCATCCATCGCCAGCGTGGCAACGGACGTGCGCGCGGTGAACGCCCACGGCCTGCCAGCGGTGATGGTGAACTCCACCGCGACCAGCACGCCCACCTTGGACGGGTACTGGGTGGTGACGAGAGGACCCTCGGTGACTTCGGACTCGTAGAAGTAGCGGCGGAACGTCTCCTCCTCCACGATGTCCGTGGGCTTGGCCGAGTACATGACCACATCCTTGCCCGTGCACCCCAGTTGCGACGGGTCCGCACAGTCCTCCCCGGCCAGCACCGACCGGAGCCACGCCAGACCCTCAGCCATGGCCTCGCCGTCGGCGGCAACAGCCAGTGCCGTGACCCTGATTTCCCGGGAGCCGTGCCGGGGCATGGTGTGGATCGCGCCGTCGCCGATCAGTTCGGTGACGTTCATGCTCCGCGTGGAGTCGTCCGCCCCCTGCGTGCCCAACGGGAACAGCCCGTAGAAGCGCTCAGCGGCGGGGCGGTTGCCCTGATACCACGGTGCGTCGTCGTCCTGCGGGGTGGTGTACTCGGAATGCCCGAGTGCCTCCCGCAGTTCCGGGGCGTTGCAGCGCGCGGTCAGGCCCGGGAGGTGCTGCGTGATGTAGGCGTGCGCCCGCGCCACATTCAGCACCTCCACCCCGTTCACGCTCATGTACCCGTCAAACACGTTGGCCCCCTTAGAAGGTCGAGTAGTTCACGAAGCTGTCGATGACCTTCGCCGCCACCAGTTCAGGACTCTTGGTAGGCGTCTCGATCCTGATGGCACCTTCCGCAATGGTGACAGACCTTCCCGGGATCACATCGGCAGTTGGTCGACCAACTGCCGACAAGCCGCCGGTGACGATGTTCGAGGACGGCACCGTGAACGCCCCGAGGTTGCCCAGCGCGGTGTGCACCGACGCCCGGTTGGCCTTCAGGCCGTCCGCCAGCCCCTGCGCCGCGTCCCTGCCGGTCGCATACATGACCGACTTGGACAGGTCCGCCGTGACGGTGTCCGTGACCGCCGCAGTGATGGTCTGCAGGGTGGTCAACAGCGGGTCCAGCCCGTTGCGGATGCCACGGTCCAGACCGCCCATGATGGCTTCACCGGCAGGCTCCAACAGCACGCGGTCGTACGCGATCGGACCCTTGTTGGCCGCGATCCAGTTGGCGATGCCGCCGACGAAGTCCGTCACCAGACTCCACGAACCGACCAAGCCGTTGTAGAGCGAGGTCATGATGGACGAACCGGCGTTCGACAGCAGGTTGCCCAGCCAGCCCATGCCGTCGACGATCCGCTGCGGCAGACCGGCGACCCAGCCGACAATCTCCCCGGCCTTCTGCGACACCACGTTGACGAAGGCTTGGAAGTTGGACGTGATCTGGTTGGACATCTGGTTCAGCATGTTCTGCCAGTCGCCCTTCACGTTGCCAGCCATGGCGTTGACATCGCCGGACATCTCCCCGGACTTCTTGTCCGTGGTGCCGGTGAACTCGTTCCACTTCGTGGTCAGCGTCGAGCCGACGCCGCCCCAGAAGCCGTCCCAGTTCGTCTTTACGTCCTTGCCGAAGTTGTCGACGCCGGACTTGATGTCACCAGACTTGTCGCTGACCGTACCCTTGAAGCCTTCCCACGCATTGGTCAGGTTGGTGCCGGTGTCCTTCCAGAACCCGTCCCAACCCTTGCCGACATCCCCGGCCCACGTCTCGATGCCGGTCTTGATTTCCCCGGCCTTGGTGCCAACGGTGTCCGTGAAGCCGGTCCACGCGGTGGAGAGGTTCGTGCCAGTGTCCTTCCAGAAGCCGTCCCAGCCAGTCTTGAACTCGGACCACTTCGTGTCCATGCCGGTCTTGAGTTCGTCCCACTTGGTGCCCACGGTGGTCTTGAACTCTTCCCACTTGGTGCCAATAGTGGTGCCAAGCCCGCCCCAGAAGTCACTCCAACTGGTCTTGAAGCCCTCCCACTTTTCGGCGATGCCGGACTTCAGTTCCTCCCACTTCGTGCCGACAGTGGTCTTGAACTCCTCCCACTTCGTACCGATGGTCGTGCCCAGACCGCCCCAGAAGTCGTTCCATCCGGTCTTGAACTCTTCCCACTTGGTGGCGAGTCCGGCCTTGATTTCCTCGAACTTGGTGGCGACAGTGGTCTTGATTTCCTCCCACTTCTTGCCGACCTCAGTGGCGAAGTCGCCGAAGCCGTTGAGGAAGCCGTCGACGATGTTGCCAGCGATGTCGAACATGAGCGTGGACGGGGACTGGATGCCGAAGAACTTCTTCATATCCTCGACCCAGCCCGTGAAGCCCTGACTGAACTTCTCCCAGTCCGCCGGGTCCACGCCGGTCACACCCTTGATGAACCCGTCCATCAGGTCCTGACCGATCTTGCCCCAGTCCAGTTCCTCGAACCACTTGCCGATCGGCTTCCAGATGTTCTCGTCCAGCCACGTGTTGACGGTGGTTTCCAAGTCGGTTCCGGCCGCGCCCATGTCGCCGACCATGCCCTCGAAGCCGCCCCAGAAGTCCTTCCAAGCCTGCTCGCCGTTGTTGTCGCCACGGCCACCGTCGGCACCGCCGTCGCTGTTCCACCAGTCGCTGATGGACTTCCATGCGTCGTCGACAGCCTTGCCGAGCGGGTCGCTGATGTTGGTCTTCCACCAGTCGTTGACGTTCTTGTCGATTTCCGCGCCGAGGTTGGGGTCGGGAGTCCAGAACTCATTCCAACTCTTCCAGAACCCCTCCCAGTTCTTGGCACCCTCTGGGGATGAACCCCAACGGCCCTCCTCCACGTTCTTCCAGCCGTCGGCGAAAGCCTTGCCGATTTCCGGCGCGACGTTGTTGTTGATGTGGTTGGCGATGGCAGGCAGGAGGCCCCACTCGTCAACGTCGGCCTTGAAGCTCTCGGGGATGGACTTGCCGAAGTCGTCCCACGCCTTGCCGACGGGGTCGCCGACGTTGTCCTTCAACCACGTGTTGACCGTGGTGTCGATCTGGTCAGCGTGCCCGCCATCCTTCCAGATGTCGTCCCACAGGCTACCGACCGTCTCGTCCCAGATGCGCCCGATTTCCGGGCCAATCTCCCGGGTGGGCTTGAACACCTGCTCCTCGAACCAAGCGTTCATGTCCGCGTCGAACTTGTCCGCGTCGGGGATGCCGAACAGACCAGCGACCCAGTCACGGTTGGCCGCAGCCTCAGCGGTCTTGGCCTTCTCCGGGTTCGCCATCATGTCGATGGCCTTGGACGCCTGATCCCACAGCCAGTCGTCAGCCTTGACGATGGCCGGGTAGATCTTCTCCGTCCACGCCAGACCCATGCCTTCGCCGATGTTCTGCGTGAAGAAGATGGCGAGGATTTCGCTCCACTTCTCAGGCTTGATCGACTCCTGCCTGATCTGCCGGTCGATTTCCTCCGGGCTGAACTGCTTGAAGATCGACAGTTCCGTGATGGGCAGTTCGCCCTTCAGCACCTTGATGTCGTTCGCCATGTCAGCGAAGGCGTCACCGATGGCGGTGAGGGTAGCCGCCAGCGTCGGGGACAGCAGGGTGATGATGCCGCCCAGCGGGGTCAGCAGTTCCTTGGCGAGGTTGACGAAGTTGGGCAGCACCTCGTCGACGATGATCTTGAACGACGGGCCGAGGTCCTGAATCACCTTGGTGGCGAACGGGCCGAATGCGTCGATGAACCCGTTGATGGCCGGGAGCAGCTTGTTGTTGAAGCCGTCCACCAGCGGGGCGATGAGGTTCTTGTCCAGCGCCTCCAGCGGACCCTTCATCTCGTTGATGAAGTTCAGGGCCGTGTTCTTCAGCGGCTCCACGAGGGTGCCGAGCTTCGCGGACATGGAGTCCAGCACGGGGGACAGGACGACGGTGAACGCGGTGGCAATCTCCGCGACGGACACCACGATCTTGCCCAGCAGGGTCAGCGCGTTGCCGAGGGAGTCGCCGAACGGCTTGATCGCAGGAGCCAGCGCCTCCACTGCCTTCTTCAGGCCCTCGGTGAAGTCCGCAACGCCCCGCTGGAACGTGGGGTTGGTGAAGATTTCCCCGATGAAGCCGATGAGCTTCTTCACGGCGTCACCCACGTCGCCCAGCGCTTCCTTCGCGGTGGGGGCGAAGGACACGAAGGCCGGGCCGAGGTCGCGGATGGCCTGCCCGAGCTTCTGCGTCAGGTCCCGCGCACCTTCAAGGTACGTGGTCAGGGTCTTTTGGAACTCCGGCTTCTGCATCTGCTTGGCGATGTTCTGCAGGGCGTCGGCGAAGGACTTCAGGCCCCCGATACCTGCGGCACGCGCGGCATCGTTGACGGCGTTGAAGATGCCGAAGGCACCGTCGATGACCCGGGCGAGGTCCTTGAAGCCCTCGATCATGTTGTTGATCCACTTGTCGAGGTCGCCGTTGGCGGCGGCATTCTGGATGAAGTTGTCGAACTGGTCCGACAGCTTCACGATCCACGTGGAGAAGCGCTGGAAATACTTGGAGCCGACATCGCCGAGGGTGGTGAAGGCGCGGACCAGCGGCGGCATGGCGTTGCCGAGGATGTCGACGGCACCGTTCATCCGGTCGAACATGTCGTTGATCTTCTCGGCGGGGATGTCCTTGAACGCCGTGGCAAGCTTGCCGACCAGACCGCCGAGCGCGGTGGCCGTGCCCTTCAGCTTCGGGGTGAGGATCGGCATGAGGGTCTTGACCATGTCGCGGATCGGCCCGGCGGCTTCGGTCCAGAACGAGGAACTGATCTGGTTCTGGAGTTCCGCGAACGCAGGCTTCAGGTCCGCGAGCACGGTTTTCATGTCCTTGAACGCCGCGACCAGCACGCCGATTCCGATACCGGCACCGACGGCGAACGCGGGCAGGGCCACAGCCAGACCGCCGATGATGTTGCCGAGGTCAGCGGCGATGGCGAACAGCCCGGCGAACGAGGACGCGCCGACGGAGGCCATCGTGGACATCATGATGGTGTTCTTGCTGAGCGACACCGAGATGCGGTCGAGGTTGTGGATGAAGTCGAGGCCCTTGGTAATCATGTCCCCGAACACGTTCATGCCCGCGAAGCCCTGAAGGTGCTCGCGGAAGCCCCGGGTGACGTTGTTCAGCCGGGAGAAGATGTTGCTGGCACCCGTCAGGGCGTTGCGCAGGGTCGTGCCGAAGCCGCCAGCTTCCTGCCTCATCTGCTGGAACTGGACGCGGGCTTCCCCGACCCGCCTGCTGACCATCGCCAGTTCCTGATCGGACATGCGGCCAAGGCGGTGCATCTCCGTGGCCGTCTCCATGGTGCGGTTGCGCAGTTCCTCCATGTTCTTCGCACCGCGCGCCATGCCGGACCAGTCGTTGGACTCGATCGCGGCGGCAAGCTGCCGGAACTTGGTTTCCATGTCCGCGTTGTGGAACGCCTGAGCCATCCCGCGCAGGGACTTGTTGTACTCGTCCTGCGCTTCCCGCGCCCTGTTGGTGGCGTCCAGCGCATCCTGCATCGCCTTGGACTGGGCGTTCTGCCCCTGAATGAAGGCGTCCACCCGGTCGATCATGGCCTGCGCGTCGGCATCGCTGATCCGGCGCTGTTCCAGCATGGCGGCAGAGACCTCGCGGACCCGCTGTGCCATCCGCTGGAAGTCGCCCTCCAGCCGGTTGCCCCACTTGCCGATGTCGCCGTCCGTCATGGCCTTGGACAGCTTCTGGAAGTCCTCGTTGAGGTTCTTGATGGCTTCGTTCTTGGAGATGCCCTCGAACGTGCGTGCCCACGCCTTGTTCTGCGCGATGGCCTCATCCATCGCCTCGGCGCGCACCCGCATTATCCGGGCTTCCCGGTCCTGCCACGTGATGAGTTCCTGCTGAAGATCAATCAGGGTGCGCTTGTGGTCCTCTTCCCTCTTCGCGGCATCGTCCTCCAGCGCCGCCTTCTTCTGCATCGCCCCGATCACCTCGTGGAGGCGACCGATCATGATGTCGAACTGCTTGGAGTCCAGTTTCGGGCCGAGGTCAATCAGCCCGCCCTCTTCGTCCTTGCCGAAGTGGGTGGTGTTCTTCATCTCGCGCAGGAACTGGGTGATCTTCTGGCGGGCGTCGTCGAGGCTACGGGGGTTGAACTCCCCGATCATGCGGTCCCAGTCGATCTGCTTCTCGGAGTACATCCCGTCGAGGATGGAACCCCACTTGCCCTTCACATCCTTGTCGATGCGCTTGGCCCATGCGTCCGAGAACTCGTCGGCGTTCTCCCGCGCCGCCTTCCGCATGGCGTCGTCGGCACCGCCAAGGTCCCGACGGAAGCTGGAGAGGTCTCCGTGGACATCAATGTATGCGTCTGCGACTTCGCGTCCGATGCCCACGGGGACCTACTTCCTTGGTGCTGCTATAGGTGTTTCAGTTGTTCCATTTCGTCCTCACCTTCCGACCCCGGGAGGGGCAGGTCCAGTTCGGCCAGCCACTGTTCCGCATCTTCTTGGCTCATGCGTTCCAGTGCCCAGTGCTCTACGACGTTGAGGAAGCGCGAGAGCGGGAGGCCGAGGATGTCGACCCCTTGACCCGTGAACTGCCCGTCGATGCGCGGCCAGTTGCTCGCCGCGATGACGGTGAGTCTGACTGCCCTCGGGTAGGGCGGGCCGACCACTCCTCGGTGATGGCCTCGAAGAGGTCGAAGATGCCACCTTCGCCGCCGACATCGAAGGTGTCCTCGCGGTCGAGGAGTCGGCCCTGCAGGTAGCGTGCGGTGTCGTTGTCAGCCATCTCGAAGAAAAGCTGGATGAAGGTGCCCATCGTCTTCGTGTCCATGGTGCGCCCACCCATGGCAAGCATGATGGCCTGCTGGCCGGTCGACGGCTCGAAGAACGTGATGTCCCTGCCGTCGTGCTTGAACGTGATCTTGGAATCTTCGTCTACTTCGCCGAGGGTGTCCTTGGCGGCGGTAAGAAACTCTTTCATGCGGTCGTCTCCTGCGGTTGCGTCTCTGGAAGATGGTCGACCAACTGCCGACCATCAGCCCCAGACTATCTGGGTGGCGGGAATCCGTGACTGACAAACGCCGCATCCCGAGCGATCCTCATGAACGGATGGCCCCTGTAGCCCCGGACTTCGTTGCGGCGCTTGAATGGCCGCTTCCTTGGTTTGCCGTCCGCGACCCACGACATGAACAGTTCGGAGCCTGCACCCTTCGTTGCCGGGGACTTGTGCGGCTGCTTTTTGTTGTAGCGCGGCACGAGCATGAACCCGTACTTGCCGCCGGAGATGAAGGGTCCGGTGTCGTACATGAAGTACTTCGTGTGCTTGGCGGACGAGGAGATACGGGACGCCGCCGACAGGGGTCCGGTATCCACGGCGTGACGGTAGTTCAGGCCGCCGACCAGACGGCCCGAACGGTAGTGCCTGCCACCGATGAGGTACAGGTACATCTCACGCTTCGCATCCTTGGCGATTTCGGTGAGGAGGTTGTTGACCTCGCCACCGGCACGGATGTACGCCTGCACCTCACCCTCATGGATGTAGAGAACCTCAGCCATCTTCGTCGTCCCCGACGGTGATCTGCCATGTGCCGCCGACAGCGCCACCTTCCGGCCCCTGCGGTGTGTAGCTACCGAGGATGACGAAGTCGATGCTCCGGGCGGCGCGCGCGATGGCGTCCTTCATCAGGAGCATGTCGTCGGCGAGGTCGAAGGAGGTGTTCAGGTGCTCCAGATCGTCCGGCAGTTCCACGGTCGAGCCGTCCGACTCGGGCGTGGGACTGCGGCGGATGATGCCCACCTCGATCAGGTGCGCCAGCGTCGCATGGCAGCTTTCCAGCGTCGCGTCCGAGGACGGGAAACGCACCGACGGGTAGGACGACATGTGCCGCACCCACGCCATCGACCCGCAGTTGTCGTCGGAGCCGATGTAGTCCACCGGGACGGCGTTGCCGGGGAACGCCGTGACGACGCACATGGTTTCGAGTTGCCCGACTTCCTCCAGCCCAGCGCTCAGTTCCTCCAGCAGAACCGCGAGCATCTCGCGCAGAGTTGTCACGGCGTTGGTGCCTTCCAAGTGACGGCGTGCTGGCGCGGCAGGTCAGGTGAGTACACCTGTGGACGGTCGCGCAGACCGTACGGGTTCCACTGCATCAGGTAGGCGTCGACTTCCTTGATGCCGGTGGTGCCGTCGGGGAACATGCCGGTGGACAGTTCCATCGAGATGCCCTGCCGGGAGACGGTGGTGACGTTCGCGGGCAGGCGGCACTTCTTGGAGGAGGTCATCGCGTTCAGGAACTCCAGCGCGAGCAGACCGCCGATGTACTGGCCGAGTTCGTCGACCTCGTGCCCGTTCAGGTACGTGACCGTGAAGCTGGCACCGGAGCATGGGGGCCAGCCCTTGCCGTCGAGGCGCACCAGCCTGTTGCCGTCCTCCACGTGGTAGGTCGTCGAGGCCAGAACGACGCCGTCCACCTTGACCTCGTCGATGCGGCCAACCGGGGCCGTCAGCGTGACGGCGTCCGCGCGCGAGCAACCGCAACCGCTCCCGCAAAAGCAGTTCGCGTACGCGCCCGAGTCCATCAGGACGGGGTGGAACGGCACGAGGCTGTACCCGGAGAACCCGTACGGGTGGCGGCAGGTGCGCGAGCACGGCATGACCGTGATGGGCAGACCGCCCACGCGGTTCAGGGTGAGCATGCGCAACGTCTGGCCTGCAAGCGCTTCCGCACGCTCCACCATGTACGGGTCGCTGCCCTCGGGCGGTTCATCGCCGGGCCAAAGTATGGGCCAGATCATCGCATTTCCTCCGTTATCTTCGACGCTACTTCAAGCATGAACACCACGGCGTGCGCTGCGATGTATCCCACGAGAACAATGATGCCGAGGGCGGCGACCGAAATGATCGCCGCTACCGCCATCATCGCAGTCCGCTTCACTTATTCCGGTCCTTGAACTCTTGCTTCAGCCAGTCGAAGAACTCGTCGAGGGTGTCGGTGTCCACGACGGGCGGCACCGCGACGGGCGGCGGAACTACCGGGTCCGCGATGCTGTACTTGGTGAGGTCGATCAGCGTTCCGCAGGACGTGTTGTTCCCGGGGACATCCTTGTGGCGGATCAGCGCGGTGGAGTAGCCGAGCGCCTTCAGGTCCACCAGCACGCGCTTCACCGTGGCGATGGTTTCCGCGTCCTGATACGGGTCCGTCTCGATCCCCACGTAGCCGTTGCCGACAGCGCCAGCGTGGTACGCCCGGTCCTTCAGCGCGACCATCTGCACCGCACGCCCCTTGGACACGGCGATGTGCGAGGACTTGAAGGCGTTCTCGCGCTGGAACTCGTTGATCGTGGAGCCGATGGTGTCCACGCCCGGGGTGCCCATCTGGTGGATGACCGTCGGGTTCTCCTTCAGCGGCCCCCGGTCCAGTTCGATGTTCGTGAGGTTGGCCGGAATCTTCTCCATCCACACGAAGTCCTGCACGAAGTTGTAGACCGGCTTCGGGACCACGGGGGACACGTCAGCGGGGGCTTCCAACTGCGGCAGGCCACCGACGGACTGATCCGTGAACCCCGAGGAGTGCATGTACCCGCCGCTGATGCCGCCGACGAACCAGATGCGGTTGCCGAGGCCGTACGGGTCCGAGTCGATGACGTACCCGCCGAGGGTGATTTCATCCCCGGACACGAAGGTGTTGATGAGTTCGGCGTTCTTGTTCGGAGCCTTGCGCCGGTTCACGCCGTCCGGCCCGACGACGCGGACGTTGTTCGCCTTCGCCGGTTCCGGGAACAGGGTGGGGGTGAGGTCCGGCAGGTCGTGGGTGCCCTCGTCGAGGAACCCTGTGGCCTTGGCGAAGCCGTCGGAGTAGCGCCCCACGAACCACACAGCGCCGTTGCGCGTGACGTAGCCCTTGAAGTCGTAGACGGTGTCCGGGTCCAGCCAGCGGAGCAGTTCCGCCCCGGCGTCCGGTGCCTTGCGGTAGCCCACGTTGGAGTCCGGCACGGTGATGCGCTGGTAGCCCTGCAGTGCAGGCGTAGCTGGCGGCAGGCCGAGGCGTGCGGCGGCACCCGTGTCCACGAGCATGTTCTCGCGCGGGATCAGCCAGCCGAGGATGTAGCCCATGCCAGCGGCCTCATACGGGAGGCGTGCCTTGTGCGCAGGCTTCGCGGAGTAGTAGCCACCGTTGACGTACTGGAGCGGCGGGGCGAAACCGTCCTGCTGGATCGCGTTCACGCCGTTCGCATCGGAGGCGAGCACGACATAAGTGTGGCCCCACTGGTTCAGCGCATCGCCGGACATAACGACGACGGAACCACGGGGCGGGATGAGGTTCGGGTCTGCAGGGTTGTTGTCCACCCGCACCCAGTATTTATCAGGGGCCGCGTCCAGCAGTTGCTTCGCGCCGACGACGCCGCCGACGCAGACGTTCCACGGGACGCCGAAGATGGCTTCACCGTAGGCGTCGACAAGGTCAACGCACTGGTTGCCATACGCCCCGTCGGGGTTCATGGTCACACCCTCGGCGGTGTTCAACCACTCTTCGATTTCTGGATGTGCCATGCCTGCCCCCTGTTGCTTGGCAGTTGGTCGCCCAACTGCCGGTGTGATGAGAAAGAAGCGGCGGGTGCGCTATGTCCCCATTTGCGCACCCGCCGCTCCAACCTTCTACTAGGCGACCGTGACCGGCTCCGAGTAGGTGGAGATGCCACGGGTTGCCGTGATCGTGTACGTGCCGGGGCCGTCGTACACGTGGGTGTACGTGCCGGTCTCGGCGTAGTCCCACTGGCCGTCGCCGAAGTCGTACGTGATCGGCTCGGTGCCGGTGGGCACGGGGTCGATCTGCACGGAGTTGCCGGTGACAACAGTCGTGAGGTTGGTGAGGGCCGGGTCGGTCGGGTCGTGCAGCGGGGTGCTGCCTTCCTTGACCGCCGGGGGAGCCACGTTGACGGACAGCCAGCGGCGGTGCTCCGCAGCCGTAACCGGGTCCTTCAGTACAGCAGCAACGCCGCCGACAGTCTGGACAGCGTACGGGCCGCTGCCCCAGCCGGAGCCGCCACGGGTGACGAGGCCGGTGACGGTGAAGGTGATCGCAGCGTTCTCGATCGTCACGTCGCCGATGATGCCGCCGCGCAGGAACGGGGTGAGCACGTAGCCGTACTCGCCCGGGTTCTTGGAACCCAGCCACAGTTCGAGAGCGAAGTTGACCGTGGAGAGGTCGACATCGGTGGACTCGGCAATGCCGATAGCCACATCGTCATCGTCCAGCAGGACGCGCTGGCCGGTGAGAATCTCGAACAGGCGGTAGTCGACCTCGCAGAACGTGGCCTCTACGGTGAACCCGTTCATGGTCGGGGTTGCGGCTTCCGCCACGCACGGCTCACCAGCGGCGTTGACGACGGTGATCGCCTCGCCCTCTTCCGTGACCGTGGTGTAGGCGACGGTGATGAAGCCCTTGGTGGTAACTACGGCATCTTCTCCGTAGACCGGTGCGCCTGCGGCGTCAAGTACGGTTGCCCGCATCCGACGACCGCGAAGGTACGAAGTGTTCTTCGACTTTCCCATTTACTTGCCTTCCTCGGTGTCGGTGGCCTTGCGGCTCCGCGTGGTCTTGCGTTCGGTCTTGGTTTCCTCGGCGTCGTCCGCAGACTTTTCCTCGGTCTCCTCGCCGCGTTCTGCCTTCGCCACGTCAGTGCCGTCGGGCAGGACGTTGGCGTGCTCGCTGTCACCCTCGCCGTCCTTCACGATGGAGGACGGGACGATGTAGCCGAACGCCGTGGTGATGATCTGCCCATCGCCGTCGCCGAGGCGTTCGATGAGTTCCTTGGCCTTCTTGCTGGACCGGCCACGGATGAAGGACTGGCCCTCTTCCAGCTTTACCTTTGCTGCCATTTCAATTCTCCTTAGATTCCGACGAGGATCGCCGCAACGAAACTGTCCACGACGGGAACGTAGGTACGTTCCGCCAGTGCAAGGCTCCGGTTGCCCTTCAGGTTGTGCGTCGGGTACACGTCCAGCGGGCCACGAAGGATCGTGACCGCCCCGGAGATGTAGAGCCACGCTTCCCCAGCGCCAGCAGTGACGGCCCCCGGTCCCGCAGGACCGTAGCCTCCACCATTGGCAATGGGTGTCCCCTGAACGGTGTGGAGCTTGAAGCTCCCGGCGTCCTTGATGAAGTCACTCGCCAAAGCGACCGCTGTCCTGTTGCCGTGCATCAGGGGCAGGCCGACGTAGTTGTCTGCGGCGTACTGCTCCAGAAGGCCGATCGCGTACTTGATGTTCGTGACCGGGGTGCCTGCGACGGGCGTCAGGTCCGTTGCCAGACCGTTCAGCACATCAGCCTGCAGCGCCTTCTCAACGCCGTAGGTTTCCCCGGCTGCGAAGCTTGCCGCCACGTCCTGCTGACCACCGAGCAACAGTGAGTGCTCGATGCCCTTGTAGAGCGTGAACGGCTCAGCCTCAACGGCGTCCTCGAAGATGGCGAAGTCTTTGTCTACGCCAACATCAGGCACCGGCACAGGCGGGGTGTCATCCCCTTGCAGGTACGTCACCCCGAGGTACAGGGCCTCCTTGGGCGCGTCGATTACCCGCGCCACGGACAACAGACCGCCCCGGACGCCTTCGCGTACCGGCGTGTCAATTGCGAACCGTGTCATGGCCTACCCCCTTCCGAAGGTCTTGGGATTGAGGGAAGTCGATGGGCCACACCGACCCCCTCAGTCATCAAGGTCCTTACGCGCCAGCGACGAACAGACCGGCGGTGATGTCAGCAGCGCCCGTCCGGCCATTGGCAACCAGCGGGATGGTGATGCGGCGACCGGTGTTGCACGGGTTGGTCACAACGGTGCCCTGCTCGGTGAAGAGGTGGACATAGTCGTTCTTCTTCAGGTTGACGGAATCGTAAACGGTGTCGAGGGTGATGACATCGGAGGTACCGCGCACGTAGGTGCCAGCCGGGTACATGATGGCCTGAACCGTGGCCGGGTACTTGGTGGCGATGCCCGCCGTGGTGACATCCACGTTCTGCCAGTGAGCGAGCCACTGCACGCGGAGGCCGCGAGCGGAGAACCAGCCGTTGATCTGGGCATCGGTGACGTTGAGGAAGTCAACGCCGGTGCGGTTGGCGAGGTCGGCCTTGATGACACCCTTGACCCAGCGGGGGAGGATGACTTCGAGGGTGGCGTTCTCGCCGAGGGCGTTGCGCTGACGCTCGCCGTAGGCAACCACGTCGAGGATGTGGAGCACGTCGAGGGCGTTGCCGAAGCCGTTGGGGACGTTGATGGACGCACCCGTGTAGGCCAGAATCTGGTTGATCGTCTTGGCGTGCAGCTTGTACTGGTGCGCGACGAGGGCCAGTTCGGTGTAGCGCTCGATGACCTCGGGCCAGCCCTTGCGGAGCAGGAGACCGGCTTCGATCATGACACCAACAGCGTCGAGACGCTTCTCGACGAAGTCAGGAAGCTCGGGCCGCAGGGCGGTCTTCTCTTCGGTTCCGGCCTCGGCGACAGCTTCGGTCATGTCCCAGAAGCCCTCGGTTGCAGCCATCACGTCGTCGAAGGACGGACCCTTGGTGTACTGCACGCCGCCACGGGTGATCGTGACCTCGGGCAGGCTGATAAGGCCCTCTGTGGTTTCGCCACCGCAGAAGTCCATGAGGGTTTCGGACGGAGCGCCCCAGCCACCGGCAGCAACGAGGGAGCCGCCGGTCAGGCGGGACTCGCTGGCGGCTTCGAGAAGCATCTCAGCGTCGCGGCCCCGGTACTCGTTCTGGTTGAACTTGTTCTCGGGGAGGGTGATGACCACAGCGCCGTTGCGGGCGTGGGTTCCCTTGGGGGCACCCTTGGGGAGGTTGTTCAGCGAGACGCCGATAGCCTTGGCGGCTTCGGTGAGGTTGCCGAACTTCTGGCCAGCCGAGAAGGACGGAACGTCCGCAGCGGCGGTGAGGGATGCGCGGGGAGCGTCTACTTCCATGACGGGTGCCTTCTTCTGGGCGTCGGGGGTCTTACGGGCGGCGCGGGACGCAAAGGACTTGCGTGCGCTGGCGGTGTCTACAGCCGGTGCGGCGGCAGGCTCCTCTTCTTCCTCTTCGGCTTCGACCTCGGCAGGCACGTCGCTGACCACGGGGGCCGGGGCGGCGGGGGCTGCGGGGGCTTCTTCGGCCTTTTCTTCCTCTTCCTCTTCGACCTCGGGTTCGGTCGAGAAGGCGGAACGGGAAGCAGAGAGACGCTCAGCGCGCTCGGTGGCGGCGGTCTGGCGTGCGCCGAGAACGGCGGAAGCGTTGGAGTGGAACTCGTAGAGAGCGCCCAGCCGGGTAGCCTGCTCTTCGCTGATTTCCTCATCGGGAATCGCGGCGAGGGTACGTCCAGCGGCGAATGCGCCGTCAACAGCTTCGGCGAGGGCATCGTTGTCGAGTGACTCGATGTCTTCAGGTATTACAAATGCACCCATGGTGATTACTCCTCTGGGGAACGTAGATACGTGTGGAGGTACTTCTGAATCGACACACGGTCTACGACCACAAGGAGTGTCCTGCTGGGACAAACTCTAAGGGTAAAACAAACACGCCGTCCACATTGCTGCGGACGGCGTGTTTCCAGAGCCTACTGCTTCTTGTAGCTGCCGCCGCGTCGGGCGACCGACGCCTTGGCTTCAATCTCGGAGTTGACGGTCTTGGTGGTGCCGTCAGCGTGCGTGACTTTGAAGGTTTCCTTGGCCGCACGCTTGGTGCCGCAGTTGCATCCCATGTCTGTTCTCCTACTCGGTTACGGTGAAGGCGCTCTTGGCCCGTGCAATGTCCAGCGCCCGGAACTTGGCCGCTGTGGCGCGGAACTTCTCCGTCGCGCTGGTGGGTATGGCGATGACATCCCCGGCGTCCTGCCCGTCGGCCAGCGGGATAGCTGCGGCCACGAGGGATAGCGGCTGACCGCTGGATGCGACCAGCATGGACGGGCGCGGGATCGGGAAGCCCGGGACGTTGACGGCCAGCGCGGCGATCAGTTCCATGTCCTCCCGGCCCGGCCTGACCTGCCGCCAGTCGCCTGAGATGGCGGCGGCGCGCAGTTCGTGGACCTGCTCCGGGGTGACGTTGGAGCGCAGGACCCCGGCCACCCAGATGCCGTGCTCATCCTCGCCCGCTGTCACGTCGGCGACGGCGGTGGAGGTGGAGTCATAGTGCCCGATGGCGGCGCGGAGGCTGGCGCGACCGTTGGCGTGCCCGCCGCCCATGGTGATCTGACCTACCGCGACAGGGCCGAGGTCGGTCAGGACTTCGCCGGTCAGGAAGAAGGCGTAGTTGGTGGCCGAGTGCGGTGCGGTGGTGCACTCGCCTTCCGAGTCCCCGATGGGCAGGCCGATGTGGCAGGTGTCCCACGTGGCGACGTGGCCGTAAACGCGCCCGTCCTCCGTGACTGTGAACGGGGTGGGGCCGGTGAGTTCCGGGTCCTTGAAGTTCCGTCCATCCAGTACCTCGGATGCTGCCGCTGCCGTGAGTGTCATCGTCTCTCCTGTGTGTGCTCCGGGCCATGTGTGGAGTGCGCGGAAGTGCAGGTTGGCGCACAGGCCAGCCAGCCAGTTCGGGTTCTGCACGTACTTAGCCAACTGGACCCGGCAACGGTTGAAGTCGCCGGGGGCACCCCAACCGATCTTCGCGGCACCGACTCCATCTACCCAGTAGTCGGTGATCCGGCGCGTTGCCTTCGGCTCGGTGATCCAGCCGGGGCCGTCCTTGGTGCGGATCGGGACCGGCTTGAACGTTTCCGTCCCGGCGGCGGCTGTTTCACGTGAAACATCCTCGCCCGGCAGTTGGTCGCCCACCTGCTGATCGGCCCATCGGCCCAGACCGACGAACGCTTCGGCGAAGGCGGGGATCGCGCAGATGGTGGCGGCGCAGATGCGGCCCGTGGCGGACGCGACCGATCCATCCTCGGACAGCGACGCCTGCATGTCGTCGATGTCGACGGATACCCCGCGCCACATGCCTTCGGCCAGCATGCGGATGGTTTCGTAGGCGGACTCGGATGCGTCGAATACGCCCTCGCCCTTGACCAGACCGTCCTCGCGGAAGATGTTGTCGATGCGGCCCACGATGACCGAACCCTTGTGGCCCTCGTCGTCGACGAACATGGCCTTCAGCGGCAGGGGCAGGTCGCGGTGGGTCAGGCCGTTCACGTCGAACTGGCGACCGTCGCCGGACGGGGTGCCCTCGGGGGCGAGCACGCCGTACCACGGGACCGGCTCGAACTGCTCCTCTTCGGGGATTTCCTCGGGAGCTTTGGGGTCCTCTTCCGGGGCCGGTTCCTCGACGGCGGCGGCAGTGACCGCGAACTCTGTGGTTTTCACCTTGAACTCCTCCAGCATGGTGGGACGGGCAACGCAGCGGCAGTTGATCCAGACCTCGGGCGGGCCGACAGGCTGGCCCGGGTACAGAAGCTCGTACTCCCCGACGCTGAAC